ATGAATAGAAGAGAGTTTTTTGAAAAGATAATTAGTACTGTATTAGTAATTCCTAACATACCTACTGAAAGTTTACTAGATAAATTTTTCAAGTGGGTTAACAGTTTTAAAAAACGTTCACTAAAATTTGATAGAATAACAATTCCTAATGTAAGAAGGACTTATCCACCCCTAATTGCTGATAAGCTAGTAAGTGTTCGACCAATGTTACAACCAACTGGATTGGTTTATTATTTAAGACACAAATATGTAAGGACTCTTAGATTCAAAGATTTTATAGAAAGGGAAATCAATGGGAACAATGGACGTGGCAATCGTGATGGGAAGCAAGAGCGATCTTCATGCTGTTTCACCTGCGGCTAGGACTCTCGCTGCACTTGGTCTTACAGTGATGGTAAAGATATTGAGTGCTCATCGCACTCCAGATATACTAGATGAGTTCATTAAAGAGTGTGAAAAAAGCGAAATTAAGGTTTATATTGCCGCTGCGGGCGGTGCTGCTCACTTGGCTGGCACTATCGCCGCAAAGACTGTAAGACCAGTGATAGGTATTCCAGTCAAAACAGACCTTGGTGGTCTCGATTCACTGCTATCAACTGTTCAGATGCCAAGTGGTGTGCCTGTTGCCACAGTCGCAGTCAACGGAGCTAAAAATGCCGCTTTATTGGCAGCACAAATGATAGCAATTAGTAATCCAGAATTAACTTTACAACTCTCTAATCTTCGTGCTGAACAACGGCAGGAAGTAATTGATTCTAATGAGGTTTTAGGAGAATATCACTTGTGAAATATTTGAGTGTGGATATAGAAACCACAGGTGCTGATCCAAATTATTGTGATATTATTGAATTTGCAGCGGTAGCAGATGATTTAAAAAATCCACTACCGCTAGAGCAATTAAAGACTTTCCAAACTTATCTGCTCAAGGAAAGATATACTGGTGAGCCCTATGCTCTTGCGATACACGCTCATATATTTCACAAAATTGCACATTGGCATGAAAATGAAATTAATATCACAAAGCAAGAAGCTTTGATGGACAATTTCTATACTTTTCTCACAACTCAGCTAGATTACAAACCAGATAAATTTGGAAGAATTCACGTCAATGGTGCAGGAAAGAATTTCTCCAGTTTTGATTTCAGATTTCTAGAAAAACTGCCAAATTCTCATCTTGTTAAATTTCGACACAGGGTACTTGACCCTGCTATTCTTTATCTTTGCCCAGAAGATGAAGAGCTACAAAGCACTAAAGTTTGTATGCAACGTGCTGGGTTTGATTGGAATCTAATAGCAAAGATCATAAATAAACCAGCTAATGAATGTGAGCATACTGCACTTGGAGATGCATTTGCAGTTGTCGAATTAATAAGAAGGAAATTTAAAGATGGTAGAAATGGTGGGATCAAATAATTATTTTAATGAAAGTTGGGTCAAGTTAACAATTTGTGATAATTGCAAGATTGTTGGATTATCTGATCCATGTCATGAATGTGGAGGTAAAATAAGAAAAGCTATGGGACGATGGGTTTGGGATAGTATACCACCTTGGTATAAATTTTGGGAAGAAGGTAAAGGGCATTGGGAAATTAAACAATAGTTTGCTTAACAACTTGAAGTAAAGGGGTGTGTTTAACTAAATAAGCATCAGTGCCATTCACAATTACAAATTCTTTTTTTAAATTATTATCAACTATAATTTCTTCCATCTGCTGTCTTAACTGTTCAGCTTCATAATTCAAATCACTGATCTCAGAAGCAATTTCATCTAAACGAATTGCTGCTGCTTTTAAGTCATCTTGATATGCCATTATAATACTATATTTTCAAATTTAAATTTTCCGTTAACTTTTTCACCCCACCGTACAGATTTTTGTTTATATTTCCTTCCTAGCCTAATCAAATCATTTTTCTTGATATTAAAAACAACAAAAGATAGTTCCTTCATGTTGTTATACTCACCTCGCATCTTCTTGGCAATCAAACCAAGAGCCTTTATATCATCTGCCAATTTTAAATTCAAAAAAGCATTTACTTCTGGCTTGATTTTCTTACCATTGGGATTGTGAGCAGTGATCACTCCAATACTTTTGTGTGGATTCATAAACTCCTTAAAACGCATGAATCACCAATTTCATCACATCACAGTTAAATTTAGCTCTTCTTGAAAGCGGATGCTTTCCAGGGCTCTCAGTTGTTATATAAGGTATATTTTTTTCAAGCAATATTTTATCCTCAATAGTACCACGTACAACATGAGGTAGAGGAATTAATCCATCTACGACTTTATCTCCATATAATTCTCCTTCCACTGGCTTTCTAGTTTCACGATTAAATATAGGGAAGAACTTCCTAGCGAGTTCTTTTATATCTTCTGCTATCTGCTTGTGGTGTGAGTAATAGCAATAGAAAGATTTTAAGTCAGGGTCTTCATGCAAAGTGTGAAACACTTCTGCTTCATCATTTTGTAGCATTTCCCACAGGCACTTACATTCACCTTCAAGCTTATTCTTCATAAAATTTCTATTAATATCTATTCTGTCCTTATTTTCTCTAGTTTTTAATTCAAAACCAGAAGGATTAGCAATTGGCATTATAATTATACGTTTATCATCGGGGATTTTAATTTTATCTCTTAAAAACTTAAGGATACCATACGGACCACCAGGCTCATCGCCATGTATTCCACTAACAAAAATAGCTGTACGTTCACCATGAGGATTTATGACAATTCTCATGATTTCGTAGCCGTCATCCATGCTTATCTCTTCAATATCTCCATATCCTTTAGCACTTTCAATTAAATTCTTCCTAAAATCTTCGTAATCTTTCTTATTGGCAAGCGAATTAAATTTGTTTACCATTGTGCAAATATATATCTATAATGGACAAGAAAACCTAATTTTGATAAACTCTGTATATGGACCAAATTGAAGTAAGTAATGATTATAGCTATTTAGTAACCAATAATTCAGAACTTAAAGAAAAACTCTGGAAATTACTAAGGTTTAGGAACCGAAATTATTATCACACAAGGCTTTATAAACAGGGAATTTGGGATGGTTACACCAATTTCTTTGACAAAAAAACAGGGAAGTTTCTGAGTGGTTTGTTGCCAGAAATTGAATTTATTTTAAAGCACTTTAAAGTAGATTATACATTAAAAGACGGCAGACCTAACATCAGTTTATTATATAAAAATATTGACAATCAATTTCTTAATAAGTGGCTTCCAAAGGGAGAAAAGCCAATAACCTTAACAGACTATCAAGTAGATTTCATAAATCAAGCAATAAAATATAAACGTGGAATTATTAAAGCTCCCACATCAGCAGGTAAAACTTATGTTCTTTTAGGTATCATGAAAGCATTGCCAAAGATGCCAATATTATTTCTTGGCAATCGGTTGGCAATTACGGGTCAAAACTACGATGAAATGCAAAAATGGGGATTGGAAGACGTAGGCAGGCTTGACAGTAGAAAAAAAGAACCTAATTTGATTACTTGTGCTACAGTCCAATCTTTACATTATATTGAAAAACTTCTACCTAAATTTCAAGCTCTTCTAGTGGATGAAGTTCATATGATGATGAGTCCCAGTTGTATTAGAGCTTACAAAAAACTCAAAGGATGTTCAGTTAGAATTGGATTAAGTGCTACACCATTTAAGTTCGGTGAGAAAGATAAGGTTCAGAAATATAGCACCAAGGGATTCTTTGGTGGCGTCTTCATGACAAAGGCGAGTGATTCTGGTGCATTGACAACCGAGTTGTTACAGAGAAGAGGTCGAATATCGAACTCAAGATGTGTCTTCTACTATATTGACGAACCACAAATTCAATATGATTTATATATGGATGCGGTAACGAATGGCATAGCTCAGTCTTGGCATTTCCATCAGATCGTCAAAAGGCTTGCTGAATCATTAAAAGGAAGAATTTTGATTTTAGTAGAAAGACTTGCTCATGGAGATGTATTAAATAGCTTAATTCCAAACTCACTTTGGGTTCAGGGTAAAGATGACGACGATACAAGAAAATATGTAATAAATGAATTAAAGAAATCAAAGGATAAGGTGGTTGCTATTGCGACTAGGCAGATATTTGATACAGGAATTAATGTTTATTTACATTCATTAATTAATGCCGCAGGGGGAAGTGCCTCACATCAAACCGTTCAAATGTTAGGTAGAGGGTTAAGATTAGCAGAAGATAAAAGTATATTACATTATTACGATTTTATTTTCAGAATTAATCAATATTTAGAAAGACATTCTTATGAAAGAATTAAGACATTAAAAGAAGAAAGACACAATGTTATAATTAAGAACGAAATAGATTTTTGAGATTATACAAATCATAATTTAAAAACCTATCCCATTCGGATAGGCTTTCATTCAAAAAGTTTAAATTTTCAGAGAACTTTTTGATTTCCTTGCCTATGCTTGGTCCATAATTGCCAACAAGCTCTTCATCTGGATGAATGTCTCTTAGAAACCTGTAAATAACCTGCCCTGCGTGTTGACTTCTTTTTGGTCCAGGGGCATACTCAATACAGCAGTTTACCAACTTTTGGTCATCACTATGGTTCACCATACCACCAAAACCCATAGGTAAAATCTTGGCATTGAACTTTGGTGAGCCAGCAAATTTGTATCTTTTTCCATAGTGAGTACATTGGTCTGTCAAGCTGTCATTTTTAACGTAGACTCCGATTACCTCTAACCAATCATCTTTCTTCAAGAATTCTTTAGCAAAGCAGCCATAACCAGCATTTGGAAGTGTTGATTCTGCGAGGTAATACCTAAGATCGGTCTCATCTACAAACATCATACTTCAATAAATCCTTTCTCTATAGCATCATTTATTTCTTTTAAGGTGACTTGCTTACCCAAAAACTCAGACATAGATTTAATAAAGTGTTTTTGAATGTCGCCTACATAATTTTCTTTCATTTCAGGGTCATTCTTGATTACAAATTGGGCTTTTTTGTATTGTTCTTCGTTTAATCCCCAATCAAAAGCCTCATTATCAACAGCAAGAATTCTCATACCTTGGTGTTCATGAATGGCAATCTTTTTCCGCATTAACTTATTTTAGTAGCTTTTTTTAACTTTATACCTGACTTTTTGTATCTATTTTTCCAGACTGCGATACCTAAATGATAATAATGTTTGCCATCAGCTTCTATATCATGCCATCTTTCATTAAACTCTTTTGTAGTTAGATATCCTCGTTGCCCCAAGTCAATGGATGGGTCTTCGAAATAGAAATGATTTTTATCATAACCTATTGCAACTACGTAATGACCACATTTAGCTTTAGGATAAGTACTTTCTCTGCCCCAAGCCTGCATGGAACATATTACAGGCATCCTTTTGTCAAGATGTATTTTTAATCTCTTTAGAGACATATTGCTTCTGAGAATTGCTTTAAGCCCTAAAGTCTTAGCTCCTTCCACAATATTTTTAGGACAAGTTCCAAGTTTATAAGTAGTATTCAACAGTTTTCTATAATCCTCTTCCTTTCTATATCCTACTTTAAAATATTTGCAAATAACATGTAATGCTGAAGCACCACAAGAATAACATTTTTGTTGTCTGATTTGTGGTAATGCTATCTTAATAGCATTTTTTGGAATTTGCTTGTTGTTTTCAAGGCAAGTTCTTGAGCACTGCATACAAATATATACGCAAAAAAAACCAGATAGAGGCTATTTTTCTACCAATTTACATTAATAGATAATATAAAAAATAGCTAAATAAAACATGCAATTTAAACAATGGCTAGAGCAACAGTCGCCACAAGTTAGTCCCAAAGAAGGTGGAATTGGATACGGAATATACGAAGAAGAAGCATTTAAAGACTTAAGCACTCTGAAAGCCATTCAACCTTTCGTCCAAGAAATAGGTAGTAAAGTAGAACGAAATCCCCAAGCTACAGGAGAAAAAGATGATCCTAAATTTTGGAATATAAAATACATACAATTCAATCCTGCTGATATAGATCAATTAGAAAAAATTATAAAAGCCGGAATGTGGCATGGTTGGTATTCGTTACTCTGGACACCCAAAGAAATACGGGTTATTTTTAATACGGATACACATAGAATACAAAACACGTCTAAACAAGCAATTCCCACTTTTGATCCCAAACATCTAGCAAACATTGAAGGTTTAGCCAAACAACATGGTCTTGATGTAGGTTATATGCAAAAGTATTTGGGAAAAGGAATAAGTGATTTTTCTAAAGCCTACAAGGTAGTTAAGTAAATTTACAAGGTTTGAGTTCCTGTCATATCTATTTGTGGCTGAGTTTGGGGTTGAATTCTACCCAAAGGCTGTTCTGTTGGAAGTTTGCCTGGTTGACCTGGCATTTCGGCATCTCCAGTTTCATCTTGATCTGGGATATCAGTGGGAACAATTTGATTTAACAACTGTTTAAGCATACTATGTGGATATTCGTTAATCCAACCTTCTAACTTTTCTACTTTTTCTGTGTCCAATCCCATTCGCTTTATGGCATCTATAACACGTTCCTTGCCTAGTGTGGGTTCTATTTTTTGGTAAAGTCCATCTTTTGATTTGGGATCAAGACCAAGATTATCAAGCAATTGTTCTTTTGTTTGTCTTAATTCTTGATCTCGTCTCTGCTCAATCCAAACTTTAAAACTTTTAATCATTGTACATTATATACTAGAATGAAAGATTTTAATTCTTGGCTTAAAACCGAAGTGGCTAACTTTGGATTGGAAAATATACCAACTAAGTTTAAGCCAACTCCTTATGATGATCCTGCGGCTAATCATGAAATTGAATATGTAGTTAAACAATTAGGTAAATTAAATTTAGGCTACAAATATCCAATACCAGACTTTTATTTTGGTGAAGTTCAGTGGGGGAATGCCCCAGGTGCAGTAAGAGTAGATTTTGGACCTTTTGGTGGCTTGAGGGCAGTAATAAGAAAGCGTGTTCATGATTTGTATGGGGAAAATGTGTGGATATGTAAAAAAGTGGTGGAAGTTAAGGACAAGTATCTCAAGAATCCAGATTCGCTTATTGCCGAACTTACAGAATTTATAATTGAAACAGATCATGGAGGCTTAGACGCACCTAGCAACACTTACGAAGGTTTAGAGAGACTTACACTCAAGTTAGCAGGGCATTTGAGAAGGAATACCATACAGCAAATTTTAATATATGAGGGCATCAGAAAGGTGGTAGAAAACAAAGACTACATTATCCATTGGGGTGCTACTGGAATGGGAAGGCAGCGACAGGACCAAAAGAGACTCGATCAATTTACGGTTCAACTGAAATATGAACAGGATTTGGGATATATCAAAATAGCTGGAAATGAGTTAGGAGATGTAATTGGAAAGCATCGTTGGAAGTATGATCCTTCTCAATTCTTAGAATTCTTTATGCCTAGCCAAAAAGAAGATGAAGTTCTTGATAGTATTTTGGCTCATTTAAACTCTTACTAATCTTGATGAAAGAGTTCAGAAAGTTTATAATAGGAGAGAATATCCGCAGTTGGCTTCTTGGAGGTAAGGAAGTAGACAATGATTTTCTCCCATTAATTCCTCCAGAAGTAGAGTTTGTGATCACAAATGAAAAAGATAATGACAAAAAGGTGAATAAGCTTAAAAAGATTCTAGAGAAGTTGGGATATACAATAGAAGAAATCAGAATCATACTTAGGAAAAAATAATGCACATTCTTTCCACAAAAGATTTACCTGATTCTTATTTAGACAGATTGTATGGTAGAACATTGGATATTGAAAAATATTCATATAGATACACTGATGCTCTAAAAGGAAAGGTATTAGCAAATCTTTTTTTTGAAGAATCTACAAGAACTCGCATATCATTTGAGACCGCAATGTATCGATTAGGCGGTCAAGTTTTGTCACCAAATATTAAAGATTCATCTTTAGTAAAAGGAGAAAGTATTGAGAATATGATTAAAACCATTTCTCAATACGCAGATGTTATCGTAATACGCCATCCAGTCGAAGGAATGGTTTCAAAACTTGCTAAACACTCAGATGTTCCCGTCATAAATGCTGGAGATGGAGCCAATGAACACCCAACCCAAGCACTTCTGGATTTACATACAATGTTAAAATTTAATCAAAAGGAATTGTTTGAACGTACAAACTTAATGTTTACTGGAGATTTATTGTATAGTAGGACGATTAGATCACTTCTATATCTTATAAAGAGATATACTGACATAAGAGTTTGTTTTGCAAACGATATTGAAGAAAAGAATATTCCTTTTTCCGAATACTTTATAGCTGATGAAAAATCTATTCCAGAATTTTTGTCTGCGACTGATATTCTTTACATGACCAGAAATCAAAAAGAAAGACATATTGAAGGTAAAAATGATACAAAATTTATTTTGACATCCGAATTAGCAGATACTATGCCAGATCATGCGATTATTATGCATCCGCTCCCTTGTAATGATGAATTGCCAGAGGAAATAAACAATAATCCAAGAGCCAAATATTTTGAACAAGTAAAGAATGGTTTGTGGACAAGAATGGCTATTTTATGGTTAATGTTAAGAGACTATGATAACAAGTGAAAACCAAAAGCTTTCAAGTCAACTTCATATCTCTGTTTAACCATATCGATAAGTTTTCTATTGTAGTAATATGAATAATGCTTTCTGGTAGTAGTATTGATACGTGGAATATTATCAATTTGAATGTCTAATTTATTTAAAACGTAATTAATATCTTCATCAAATTTTTCTAACTTACCTATAAAGTCCATATTTTTTGGCATAAGTTTAGATTGGGATCGGAAATGTATATTTGCTACTTCATCTGGAGTTCTATAAACCATTTCTACAAAATCTTTGAAACTCATATTTGGATCAAAACTTAAAACGTTATTTTCTCGTTTATGTACTTTATTGAAATAACATGATACCAATCTGTCAAATGGGTTTCTAATGAAAGCAAACTTGAAGAAGTCGTTATATTTGTAAGGTTCATAAGTTAAGTTATAGCCATCTTTATCAAATTTCACATTAGACAAAATACGATATATAGTTCTTGTAGCACATTTCGCAACTCTAAACCAAACAAATTTTTTATCATAAGATATTGTTAAATTATACTCCATTTTTATTATATGAGTAAAATAAATTTGGTCATTGCTACTTGGTCTGGATTAAGAAGAGATCAAAGAATACAGAGTCAAGATAAATATTTTATCGAAGATAGAAGCACTTATATTCGAGGACAAATTCACCAACTTAGAACGCTAGCACATAACTTAGATCAAGTAACAATTGCTGTACCAAATAATCCTAAAGAACCCAAAGAATTTACTGAATTTTTAGATTCTCTCCCTCCTAAAATCAAGAATACACAAATTGAAATTTTTAGAAGACCAAACGGTGGACATTCTTACGGTTCATTAAATTCAGTATATGAAAAATATACTGATGAATTTGAATATTACATACTTCTTGAAGATGATTATGCATTTGTATTAAATCATTTCGAAAAGATAATGATAGAATTAATCGAAGAGCAGAATGGTGATTTGTTGGCACAATCTATTGTGCCAGGCCCACATAATATTATTCACGCACCGTTGGGAAATTTTATATGCAAAACAAGTGCTTTAAAATTGATATGGGATCGTTTCGGTCAACTCCCACATGGTCCAACTCCAGATAAATTATGGACAGATAAAAGGATTTTAGGGGTTCATAAGAATACTAGAAGTTATTCACAACTAGCTTTCAATTATGCATTTGTGGAGTTAGGACTTAAAATGACAAGTATGAAGAATTATTTTTTAATGCCGAGATGGGGAGTTAATTCTGTATCATGGTGTGGTTTTCATAGGTCTCCTGAATTTCAAAGAAGGGCGGCATTAGAATATCTTCCTAAAACACAACCAGAAAGAACGATTGATCCAGATGATGTCATAATAGTCCCAATTCAGCTTTTAATTGATCCAAATCTAGGTAAAGCAAAACATTTTCCAAAAGATTGGCCTAGAAATTGGAAAGCTTGGACTCCTCATAAAGCTGCATAATTACAAAAGCTCAACCGCTAAATATGGATTTTGTAAAGCTGCATAACATTTTATTCTATCATCTAATACTTGCAGTAGTTTTATAAAAAATCTCATCAATCTTGCTGTGATAAATTTCTGATTATTCTCCACCAAATAATCTAACATAGGTTCTTTATCATAATCTCTTATAAAATCATTTACTACAAAGACCCAATCATCAAATTTGGCTTCTGGTATATTTGCAAAGAAATGGTCTCTATTATCTTTTACATAAAGATTTCCACCCATGTCTTTTAAAGTTTCAATACTCATTAGTCCCATTATCCTTGTAAAAACACAACCAGAAGCGTGATAAAAGCAACTTATTTTCTCATTAAAAGGAAAACTATCTGTCTCAATAGCAATCGGTATATTCATACAACGACCTACTCCATATTGAGGAAATCTATTAATATTTGTATCGAAACTTTTTTCTGCTCCATGTCTTATCCATACTGAGCTTCTATACTTGTACAAAACCTCTAAGGCAGGGCGAATATTTTTATAAAATCTATCAATAAGTCTGATTTTATCCATACTAACAAATTCGTTAACATTTGTGGGATTATACCAACTTTTGTGGTTTTCATATCTTTTTAATTCTAAAGTATCACTGATAACTAAAGGGCATTTGTAGCTTTTAGGATTTGCGTGCGTATATGTTGACTTAATTAAGTTAGGAAAGTGCTCAATGAGCTTAATGTCATGTTCTTCTTGCTTATAGCCATTACACTTAAGAATATCGTGCAAGAAACATGAAGCTGCTAATTCATCTAGGTCGAATGTGTAATCTGAAAAATTTGATTTATAGTCATTATAGTTTACTTTATAATTAGTCAATGTTTCCTTGTTGCACTTACTTAACTTTAAATTTTGCAATTCGTCTTCCAGCAAGCAACACGCAACTAAGAATGTGCATAAACCATGAAAAAGACCGTGTTCAATATCAACCAGCCAATTTTCGATAAGCTTATGTTTACCTTTAATAAAAAATAAACTATTAAACTTACCAGTTTTATGTGCAGCTAATTTTTCAGGACCTGCAATTGACATTCCCTTCTCATAAAAAGTAAATTTTGCAGCACACCGAGGACAAATAGAAAAAATACCCATTAAAATAGCTTTTTCTACTAAGTTGGATATTTTTTTGAAGTCATTAATCATTTAATTTATATATGCCTATATGTTTTAAGAGAAAAATCATCTTTGTCCATATCCCTAGAACTGCTGGAACAAGTTTTGAGCATTTTCTAGGATTAAATAATAAAGAAAGTTGGTGGGATTTAGAGTATAATTATATTACTCCTGGCTCACCAAAAAAGTCTATTAAGGCTTTACAACATTTATCATACAGTGAATACGTTAATAGAGTTGATAATATTAGGGATTTCTTTATCTTTGCCATAGTCAGAAATCCTTATACTAGGTTTAAATCTGATTGGAAGTGGAGGAAGACTTTTAAGCATCCTTACACCAAATTTGGAAGAACTTTCGATTATTTCCTAGATGAAGCAGAAAAAGTAATTGAGAAAGGATTTTTTAATGAAGATGCTTTCTCTGACCATCTAGCTCCTCAATACAATTTCGTACACGATGAAAATGGCATTTGTAGAGTTGACCATATAGGAGGATTTGAGGAATTAGGAAAAACGGTAGAACTAATAAGAGAAAAATTTAAAATACAACATCCATCTTTCTTTGGCAAGAACAGTACAAAATATGTAGAAGATTTTAATTTGACTGACGATCATAAGGAACGTATATATCGAATGTATAAAATAGATTTTGATACATTTGGATATACTAAGTAAACTCATGTGGAAATTCTTCTCTGAAATAATCTTGTACTTCTTGGTTTATTGAAGATTCAAATAATGATAAGTCAGTTTTTATTTTACAATATTTTTTAATCCAAGGCGACATAAGAGCATAGAAAGGAGAAACTTTACCTAAAGCAATCCATCTTTCCATATCAGTTGCTAACATTATCATTTCCTTCTCTGTTGGATAAGAGCTAAACTTTATAGAAAGAAATTCCTTAGTATTTTTTAATTCTTTTTTAATCTTATCAATTGGAACCTTATCGAGATCAACATCTTCTAAAGTTTGCCTTTTTTGCATTGCATCATACTTTTTCTTCCATATCTTCCATCGAATCCAAGCTTTATCACCTACTAAAATTCCAGGTTCAATCAATGGATGAGTATTACCTAACTGGATATGTTTCAGAATTTGAAGTTGAGCTTTAATATAAAGTGAATAATCTGAGAATTTAAGTATACCTTTAGTTTCTCTAGCAAGTTTATAACAATACTTAAAAAGTGAAGTTTTTCTTGGGTCAGCTTTTTTTGGAAATTTTGATGTGTGTTTGTAATCAGGAAAATATTTGCGTGACAACTCAAGCCATAACAGACCTATTTTATAGGCTGTGGCTTCTAATTCATTCATTTTATATTCAAATATTGGGTCAAAATTATAGTTGGTCATAAAAAGCTGCATTAACATCTGGATTCACTTCTTTTAATCTTTCATAGGCCTTCTGACAATATTTAATATTTAAATCAATAGAGACTGAATTTCTTCCGGCTAACATTGCAGCAATTGATGAACTACCAATTCCACCAAATGGGTCAATAATCCAATCATCTATAAAGGAATACAATTTAATTACTCTCATAGCTAACTCGATTGGAAAAGGACATGGATGTAACAAATTATTTTTCCGTTTTGCAAATATTTTTTTAACAGGTCTAATTTTCCACACTCCCAATACACTTTCTATAAATTCTTCTTTAGTAATATTATCTTCTCTTTTATCGTGTTCTCCAGGTTTCTGGAAAACAAAAACATATTCGAATAGGTCAATGATTGAAGGATTTGTAGATTTCAACCAAGAGCCCCACGCAGTAGAACTTTCTTCCCTACCTTTATACCAGATGTGAAGCCCTCTATATTTATAATTTAATTCCAGACACGCTTTCGAATAAAGTGGCACAATTATAGGCAAGCGAGAACCCTTATCAATTGAAACATCCCTTATATTGATTACCAATCTGCCACCTGGGATTAATACTTTATCAGCTTTTTCTATAAACTTTCTTAAGAATTCTATGTATTCACCAATTGGCTTCTTATCGTTATAATCATTTCCGTAATCATGCCCAGCATTATAAGGGGGTGAAGTGAGTATTAAAGATGGTAAAATATTATTTTTTATAAGAAAGTCATCAACTCGACTTGAAAAATAATCAGAAAATAGTATACAATGTTGTCCACTAGAAATAGGATTATCTATATTTTTAAATAATTCACTAAATTCTCTAATTTGATTATTAAGGTCATTTTCTATTTCTGTTTCTCTTTTTATGATAGAGGTCATTATGATTATTCCTATAGTTTCAAACCTATTAACTTCTTTAGAACAGTGGTCATACAATGGTAAATTTTTTAGGATTGCTAGAGATAAGTTTAGAGTTCAACCAGCCATAATCCCAGTGATATATAACCAAATTTACGAGAAGAAGACAATACCAGAAGTTGCAGAGTTGCTAGAATTAAGAGACTGGAAAACCAACTACGGAACTGATATTAACGAACTTGTAAGTATAACAAAAGATGATAGTTTAAAGATGGCTGTACGTTCTAAATTATATCAAACCAGAGTTGGCGTTTTAAGAGAGTTACACATAGCTAACAATCTCGCCCTTAATGGAATTGAAGTCCATAAAAACGTGGAATTTGACATAGATAAAAATGCAGATTTACTAACTCCCAAATTTAAAACTTATGTACAAGTTGGGCATGATGGCGAAGGGTCCTGGTTTCATCAACCCAAAAAAGACAAAAAAACTCTAGAATTAACGGAATCATTAGAACCAGGATGGAGAGTAATATCATTTAGAGATGATTTTAGATTTCACGAAATAGATTTAACATCCGTTTGTCGATTAACACCATATTTTGGGATAGAAATCAAAGAAATGATATTACCACAATAAAATATTGCACTTAATTGACAAAAGCTTTATTCTTACAAAACAACTTATTTTCAAACTTTCAAAAAAAACTTTGATATGAACTAATTTTAGGGTCATCCCCTAGATGACATCAAAGGGATGAAGGCGTGTAAAGCTAAAGATTTTTTTTCAGAGGATTAAATATACACTCTGTTTTTAGCACGTAATGGGCCGACAAGTCGAATGGATACATAGCGGCTAGGGTAAATCGTTTCGATTTCCTGATTTTATGAGGGGTGGAATTTCCATCGTGCAAGCGTGCCCCACCGCGAATAAGTGGGGCTAAGAGAAAGCGTCTGGCAAAAGTGCCACAAAAAAACGAATAAAGAGGTAGCAAGGATTGGCATCTACCACGCTGCTGAACCACTATATGCCTTCCAGTTTATGGAAGTTACACGTTTTCAGAAGCCTAACTGCCTTCCTCAGGGAAAAAAGATAGGTTGAGGGTAATATTGAGAGAATTTTCGTCTATAATTTATCTAATAACATATTACATATAACTTTAAAAAGTATGTTATTATGATCTAATTTTAATTCTCTTAATATTAGAAACCCTCATTACATAATTTATTAGATAAATATAAAATAAGTTATTTACGCAAATTTTTTAGACTTGCCTGTTTTTTGGATTTTCATTATTATCTGGTGACGTGATTCTGATAATTTTGCCTAAGGATGATCTCCTCTATGGAGTTGACACAATTTGCAGTGCATTTGAAAAATTTGTTGAATGGAGGTAACTGCATATTTGTGAGATTGGAACCGGAGATTATAGATTTTACAGATGTGGATTGTGTATTTAATTTGGTGTTTTGTTCTAAGGACTACGAATTTAAGCTAGAAGTTGATCTAGAAAAACAGTCTCTCAGTCTGTGTGGTTATTTGGGTATGATTTTTGAAAATGAAAATCTAGTAATCATTTCTTGGAATATAAAGAATCTTTTTTCCTATCTGTTGGCAAAGACACGTTCTCATTTTTCCTATTCTTGCCATTTACTTGATTTAAAAATTTTGGAAGCTTTTTTGGGAATTAACGACAGATGTCCTTCTGATTTTGAAGAAGCTTTAGCAAGGATCAAGTTTGCTGCAAGAGATGAAGTTTGGAATGAAACAAAATTTATTTATAAAAAAATACATTTACCTCTAATTACTAGGGTAGTTCCCTTATTGGAAACTCAGGGTCTTCTTGACTCAAGAGATCGTTTAATACGTTACTCTTATTATGAAATTGAAGGGCAAACGGGCGGACGAATGGCTTGTCAGAAAGTATTGAATTCTAGTTTTAACCCCCATTCTATTCGTCCCGAAGAACGGGACGCATTTCAACCTAAGGCTTCAGTCTCATCTACTTTTGTTTATTTTGATTATAAACATAATGAAGTAAGTATGCTTTATTGGTTGACGAAGGATAATAAGTTAGGAGAGTTGCTTGATACTGACGATTTTTATGTAAGCCTTTTTAAGATAATTGCTGGAGTGGATAATGTAAATGAAAGTCAGAGAACTTTTTGTAAAAATTTGTTCTTGCCTTTGATTTATGGCCAGTCTTATTTTTCCTTAGCTAAATCTTTGGGAATATCAAATGAGTTGGCAAGAAAATTGGTTGAAAAGATTGCTGGTTTGTTTCCCAATGTTTTTTATTGGATGAATGAAAATAGCAAAAATGATATTTGTTATGATTATTTCAAAAGAAGGAGAGCTTTTGAAGATAAACGCTGGAAAATTAGGAATTTTCTTGTTCAATCTCCAGCGTCTATTGTGTGTTTAGAGAAGCTAATTGAATTATCTACTACTATTCGTGGGTATGGTGATTTGATAGCTCATATCCATGATGGATATCTTTTAAGAGCTAATGATTCCTTGGTGGAAAATTTGTGCTCGATTATTAAAGGTGTTTTGGAATCCGAATCGGAATTATGTCCTGGCTTGCGATTAAGAACCACGCATAAGTGTGGTAAAACCTTAGCGTCTTTAGAGAATTTAGAAAATTGAGTTGAATTTTATTACTTTAGAAAGAATGTGAGGATTTTATGAATAGTATTTCGAATGGTTTTCCGATTACGGATAAGGAATATGAATGTTTAGAAAGGGAATTTGGTCAACTTGCTAAATATGCCGCATGGCAATTGTTGAGAAAGAACAGTAATAACAATCACACGGATGAATTTGAAGATGTTAATCAAGAATTAATTATGTCGCTTATAAGAGCAGGGTCTTACTATAAAAGGCAAATCTATATTGAAGAGTGTCTTAGTATTGCGAAGCAATATGCTAAAGATGGGTTTGTCAGTTTCATATTGAGTGAATTAGAGAATTTATGGCATAATAGAACAAGACACGGGGCTAACAGGCAAAAGTTTGGTATGTATCAAGAACAGCTTCTTACACATATTATAAAACGGGTTGTACCTAGAAATGAACGGCCTAACAAAAAGAAGCCTTTAAAAATTGATTCTAAATTTGCTACGTATTGCAAGGCAATTGCTTGGAATGCTCAGAAAAGTATGGGTAGAAAAATTACTAAAGAGAAAACGATTCGGAGTGGTATCACTAGTCTTTCTGAATTTGATTATCTTGCGGAGGTTTAAGTGATTAATTACGTGGTTAGTTATGCATTTACTGTTGACACTCCTCTTGATAGAAAGCTTGTTCCTTTGATTTTAAAGAAACAACCAGAACATTTAAAGGGAATGCTTAATCTCCCTGGTGGCAAGCTTATGGATGATGAAAGTCCCATAGATGGTGCTATTAGAGAGTTAAAGGAGGAAACGGGACTTGATGAGGTGCAGGAAGTTGATCCAATGGTCTACTATCCTGCTGAATACATGGGGGTAATTCATGGTTCTACTTGTAATATTCATTGTGTAAAAGTTCCTGTGTGTTCTGGCAAATTAAATCCAGGTCCAAATGAAATGGAGACTGTAGACTGGTATGAACTTCCACAACTTTATAGTTTGCCAAATTTAATGCCTAATCTTAGAATTGTTATTCCTTTAATGGAGATTGGTATAAAGGACTGGACTGTTGTAGATACAGGTGGAGATTGGCGACATTCAGACAAACATACGGTTGGATTAACTTTTAAAGGATTGAAAGAGTGGAATCCACTAGCAGTTACAGTAAGAAGTGTGTTGTATTATGAATAAATTTCAAGAACTGATTGATAAAAGGGTCTTACCTTTACAAGAGGCGTTGGAAAAAGTAATCGTTGGCCAACGCCAAGTTATTAGGCGTGTTGTAATGGCATTGTTTGCAGTGGGGCAAAGGGACTTTTTTACAAAAGATGGTAGTCGTTTTCTCGGCACAGGTCATGTTTTATGTGAGGGTAGTGTGGGTACTGGTAAGACAGTGCTTTGTAAAACGTTGTCTCGTTTACTGGCGGGTAACAACAAGCGTGTGAGTGGTTTACCGGATGCTTTGGCATCCGATATTACAGGATGTGAGATAATTCTGCTTGACGGTAGTGTTAAGACCGTTCAAGGCCCTTTGTTTTGTAATATCATGCTTGCGGATGAAATAAATCGTTTTCCTCCGAAGGCACAAAATGCTTTTATTGAGGCACTTGCCGAAGGCTGTGTAACAATTGGCAATGAGACATTTCGTTTGCAACAGCCATTTTTTTGTTTGGCTACTCAAAATCCAACCGAACAAAAGGGTACGAGTCGTATGCAGGAAGCACTTTCTGATAGATTTATGTTTAAAGTTATAATGAAAGAAACTACTGAAGAAGAAAAATGTCGCATAGCAGAGGTAACACATCATTTTGATTTGACGAACATTCAGCAGATCATAACTACGGATGAGGTTTATGAAGCCAGAGAGCACTTCTTTGATAATACATTTGTTAGCGAGCCTATTCGTCATTATTGTGCAAGGTTGATATATTCTTTGAATCATCCTAGAGAATTTGATTTGTTTAATGAAGAATTTGAGGTGCTGGGCGATGACCCTGTTTTTAAACAGAAGCCAGCTTTGAATGATAGGGCAATGTTGCATTTGGAAGGTGCAGCAATGATGGAGGCTGTAATGAATCGCAGGGATTATGTGTTACCTAGTGATGTTAAGGCGGTTGCAAAAGACGTTTTTCGATGTAGGTTGATGGTTCTGGAATCAAGTTTACATTTGCTTCTTGATTCCTATCCAAAGAAATATTCATCAGAAACTGAGCTTGTTGATAGTTTAATCGGGGATGCTTTGAGTGAGGTTGCTATAGTTTGAAAAGAAGACGTTTTCGCAATTTAGAATTACTGGCAAAATATCACATCGACACTTTTTCTACTGGCAGTCATCTAAGCTTACTTAAAGACAAACTTATGGACATAGATACTGTTCGTGAGTACCAGCCAGGCGACAAGAAGCTCGATAGTAAATCTAGTATAAAAACTGGCAAAATCATGTCTAGGGTTTTCAATCCAGAAAAATCTATGAATGTTTTTATATTACTGGATTACAGTTCTTCTCAGATGACCAAACATGATGCACCTTTAGTTTCTTCACTTTATATCGCATATCTTGCTGATATTTTATATGACAAGGTTGGAATTCTGATTTTCGATGATGAAGTGATATCTTTTTCGGAACCTACTGATGATCAAACTATCGTTGTTGATTTATTGCGTGATATTTATGAAAAAGATGTTCTGTGTAAGGCGACAAACATAAATGTGGCATTGTCCAAAGTAAGAACTCTTGAATTAACTAACACTTTATTTGTTTTAATATCAGATTTTTGTTACGATATATCTGATAAAGATTTGAGAATATTGAAACAGATTTCAATGGGTAAAAATAACTTCTCAATTTCTTTGGTTTTGTTTAATGAGTTTGAATGGATTTTTAAAGACTGCGGTTTCGATTTTGATTTTTGTGATTTAGAAACCGATACTCATTTAGAATGGAGTTCTGAAAAAAATGAGGATCACAAAGTTACTTTTAATAACTGGCAAAGGGATTTAAAATCTAAGTTGAGGAAAGTAAGAGTTGAGCCTATTTTTTTGGAGGTCAATAATGAACGTTTTCTGATGCCATTCATCAGATATATTTCCAGGGGCCAGTGATGATTGAACTAATTTCTTTTCTAGCAATATTTTTTGCTGTAGAACGAATCAACGAGATGCCTGTTTATAAACAACAGGATTTTCATTATTTTAATGAAAATGGTAAAGCCCATGCACTACCAGTTCTTCCTAAAATCTTCGTAGTATTTGAGGATAGAAATAAATTTTTGAAATTCACCGAAAAGATTTTTGAAATAAAAATGATCGAACCTTATGAAGAAGGTGCGGTCATAATACATTGCAGGAAGCAAAAACACATTTTAGGTCTTTTAAATAAAATATCTCTTGCGGGCTTTAGGTGTGCTCCAATCGTTATATTTGATAATATTGAGTCAATTCCTGGTAATACTATTATTCTTGAGCCAAAATCTTCGGTTACTGACTTTCTGATAGTAGATCGAGTTTCTAGAAATATTAAAGCTAATTCAATCCATTTAAGGAGGTTTGACAAAAGAATTTGTTATTTAGATTTTGAAGGGATTAAATTACCTAAGAATATTTTAGCGGTTGCTAATCTTATCTCGAATGATGATTTTTGGTTTAAGTGGGCTACACCTGTTTTCCAACCTTTATATGAACCTATTATTGCAACTGCGGAGGTAGAAACCCGTGCAATTACTCACCTGGGTGAACTTAGAAAGCTAAAAATTAAAGTGGATATTTATGACAATGATATAAAGTTAAGAAAAGACCTCCTCCCAGTTATTGGTCAAGCTAATTTTTTCCCCTCCCCTTTGTTTGATAATCTTTGGTTAGATACGGAGAATGTTGAAATTGAGGAGTTTGTAAGTCCGTACAAAAAGAGTTATTTAATTTCATATCCTTTTAAGGTTTTGAATTTTGGTGCTTTTGTTTTTCAAAGATTTAATCTTTTTTATGAGGTTGAAGGTGAAGTCAAACCTCTTGAGATTGATGGCATTTCGTTCTTCATTAATAGTATAACAAGGAATAGTGGAATTGATGACATACAACCTATTAGAGACGATTTATCTCTTGTTTCGTATACTGTAACAAGGCCTGATGCTACTAATTTCAATTGGTACAAATATCTTTCATTTGGTTCTTTGTTACTAAGTATTCTTGGGGTGGGTTTATTGGGTTGGCTGTTCACTTCACAGATTTATTTCGCTGTTGTTGCGTTTATATGTAATGTTCATGCAGTACTTGCTGCCAAAGGTGCTTTTCGTTACTTCAGGAATAAAGTTTATCAAGTAAGTCGTAATAAACCAGAAAACTGGAGGGAGGCTTATCAAGATATTCTTCGTGATTCTAATCTGTATGAACATCATCATTTGTTTAAAGATGAATTTAAGTCAGAATTAAACAAAATTTATATCAAGGATGCTAAGCCAGATTTTGACAAATTACGTAAGTTAATTTGATGAATTATCCCTTTTTTTTATTACTTCTGCTTCTGCCCCTTTTATTTTTTGTGTATAAAGGCAGGAAATTCTTTCTTACTCATGCTTATGTTAGTGCCTTAAGTTTGACTGGGGGAAAAAGTAAATTTAGGCTGAACTATAAATTTTTAAATTGGTTAGCATTTTTTTTTCTAATCTTAGCAGCTAGTGATATATCTTGGTCTATTACTGAAGTTGTAGAAACACATTTGGTTCATAAGTATATTTTAATTAATGATGCATCTGGTTCGATGGTAGATTTTATGCAAAAAAATGGCATAGGTCGAGAGATGCAAGCATTGTTAGATGGAAATAAAAAATTTTTACTTGGATTAAAAGATGGTAAGCGGAAAGATTATGTTGGTGCTATTGTTTTTTCAAGTAATGCTTTTGTAGTTTCTGATTTAGTTGATGATCCTGAGTTTGTCTTGAAAAAAATTCTAAGGATAGATTATTCAATCAATCCGTTAGCTGGAGGAACTAATATTAAGAGTGCTATTTGGACTGGCATTTTAATGGCACTAGGAGAGAAAAAAAATGACAAATTAGAAGTTCGTATGTACGGTGATGAAAACAGATTAATAGAGGACGATTACTTGAAAGGACTCGCATCCAGCAAGCAAAAAGAAGTACAAGGGACTTCTTTGATAGTTTTTACAGATGGTTTTTTACCTAATCCTGCCGGTAGTAATTTTGATATGTCAATGTTTAAGCTTATGAACTTCTGCGAGATGATTGGGATTAGGATATTTTTAATTTCTGTTTCAACTATGGAAATAAATATCGCTTCGTCTATTAAGAAAACTGGTGGGTCTATTATAGTAACTAATGATATCAACAGTTCAAAGTTGACAAAGGTATATAAGGATATATTAGACAGTCAAGCTAATGAAATGATAGAAGTTGAACAAGAATCTGATAAATCTTTATCCCAGTTGTTAGCATTTGTTGCTTTGATATTTTTGTTTTTGGGGATTGTTTTGCAAAATACTTTTAATAGGAATTTTACAGAGGTTTAAGTATGAAAAGGCTTATTTTTGGTTCTATGCTTTGTTTTATAGGGACTTATTTATTTATATCTTTTTCATCTAATGCAGATGAGCTTGAAATTGAATATAAAAAACAAAAGGCTATTTCTAGCGAGCAGACTGCTTATAGCAATATTGCTACTCTTTTGGATTCTGCTGATGATTTACATGATCTTTTGGAGCCACAACGTATTTTGTTACTTGATATCCCTAAGGACAAACGAGAAGATATTCAGAGGGTTATTGATCTTAAATACATAATATTTAGTTTTCAAAAAGCTGAAAGAATGCTTGTTAGGGCAAGGAAGTTGCAAGAAACAATCGATCCGATTAAACCACCTCCACCTCCACCCGAACCTACATGGGAGAATCCTAATCCACCTCCACCGCCACCTGTAAAGTTACATCCATTGGTTGAGAGTATGGTCGAGGAGATTATAGCTCTTTATAAAGAGTGTAAGGAAAAGGCGGATCACCTTGTAGAGAAGAAAGACAATCCTAGCTTTAATTTCTTACTTAATTATACTAAAGGGGAAATTTATTATAGGCATACGCAACTTTTATCCACTTCCGACAATGTATCAGATTTATTTAATCAAACTGTTACCTTTTATAAGATGGCATTGAGAAATAAGCTACGGGACACTGACACTGTAATAAATATTGAGATTCTTATACGCAACAAGGATAGGCTGTTAGCGAATGGAAGACAGCCATTGGGTCAGCGTAGACGATTGCTAAAACCAAGTGTTGGTATAGGAAGTTCTACAGGGATATAAAATGGGGTTTGATAGAGTCTGGATTTTGCTGTTTTTAACAGTTGTGCCCGTATTGTTTTTCTTTTTTATGAAAAGTTGGAAATTATTTTCCAAATTTCCTAATCTTTCCACTTTTTTGCACGGAAGTGTATGTCCATATAAAGGTGAGAGATTGGCTATAGCTATTGTAAGGTTACTAGCATTAACATTTGTGATAATTGGTTTATCTAATCCTTTTTTATATGTAGCTTCAAAAGAGGATGTATATCACGATGTTAGATTAATTTTTTTAATAGACGTATCTAGATCGATGGCGTATGGTGAAGATATAACTCCTAGTAGATTAAAAGCTGCTAAAAGGGAAATACGTGAAGTGTATGACTCATTGGATGGAAATTATGAGGCTGCTATTATTCCTTTTGCTGGTGAACCTAACATTTTTTATTGCCCATTGACTTTTAGTAAAAGTACTTTTTTTGAGATGCTTAAAGAATTGGATGAAACTTATGCTCCAACATTAGGCACCGATTTAATTAGAGTTTTTGATTCTTTCAAGAGTCATTTTGTCAAAAACGAACGTATTGATAAATCAGGTTTGAATTTAATAATCCTATTGTCAGATGGTGGTAAATCTGACAATGTGGCTCTTGATAGAAGTAAATTATTGAGTATAGTTAAAGAATTATCTCAAAAGAATTTTAAAGTTTATGCTGTTGGAATCGGTAGTAATGAACCAGTTTCTTTGATTTTAAGAGATAAAAATGGTGCTTTTATAGATTATCTGAGGGATGGTAATGGTACTCTTATTAAATCTGAATTGGATGAGGATATTTTGCAAAAAATAGCTGAGCATGGCAATGGTAAGTATGTTAACTTTAATGCTGATAGCAAACTATCCAACTTCATTAAAAATATAGTTTTGGAAAATAGAAAGTCTGCTGGCGAAGTTGTTGAATATGATAAGCTTTATGTTTATCCATTTTGCTATGCTTTGTCTGCTATTTTAATTTTCCTTGCAGCTTTATATAATAGGAGGTTGCTATGGAAAACCTAACAGAAAAAGATCAAGCTATTATTGCCCAACTGATTGACCCAGATGTTGAGGCTCAAGCCAAGTACCCTTATAGTTCAGAGTTTCAACAAGTATTGATTGGGATGCTTCTTTGCGATAGGTTTTTCTTGTCGCAAAGTTTTGGTCTAATCAAACCACATTATTTTTCAAGCGAAGTGCATCAATTCATTTCTCGTTTTGTGTTTGACTTTTTTGAAAAATATAAAAATCTGCCAAGTAAGATTTTTGTTCGACAAGGTACTGAGGAGTTCTTGAAGAAAAAATATGCTAATCGAGTGGATGATTTTGGAGTATTTAGAACAATTTATCTTGGTGAGCTAAAAACGATCTACGATTATTATACCAAGGGTGGTGTTGGCAACTTGATGCCAGGTCTTGATCCAATTGAAGCTATTTTGGATAAGATTACTACTTTTGCCAAAACCCAAGCAATGAAGACTGCGTTTCATAGGTCCTTGGAGTTGATAAGGAGAAATCCAGAGGTTGATGAAACTTGGGATCAAGTTAATCAAATCATTAAAGAAGCACAATTGGTTAATCGCAACTTTGATTTTGGCTTGGATTATTTTCAAACTGTGGAAGAACGATATGAAAGGATGCGTGAGAATGAGCAGTTGACAGAAATTTTTTCTACTGGATTCGATAAGTTGGATAGTGGTTTAGCTGGTGGTGGAATGGTGCGTGGTGAAATTGGTGCTGTAATGGCACTTCCTGGTAGAGGCAAAAGTCTTAATTTAGTATTGGCAGCTGTTAAAAACATTGCTAGAGGTAAAAAAGTATTATATGTTACAACTGAGATGAGGCAGGATCGTGTTGCAGTAAGATTTGATGCAATGTTTAGCTTAATTGGTCAGCATAAACTTTTGCAAAATCAAGAAGAAGTAATGCGTGCTTTGAGAGGTATTATAGAAGAATTTGATGATAAACAAAGACTTGTTGTTAAACAATTCCCTAGTGGAACTGCGGATATAAGCACTGTTAAAGCTTATCATTCTCAATTGATTATGTTTGGATTTCGTCCCGATCTGGTTATTATTGATTATCCTGGAGATATGAAGGAATATCCAGGAATTAAAACCTATGAATCTATGTTTAGATGGATTCGTGATTTGAAAGGCTTTGGTGCGGAAGAGGATCATTGTACCTTGATTGCCATACAGCCTAATAGGGATGCATCTGAATTGACTATTGATGATTTTATGGATGAAAGTAAACAAGGTGGTTCGTTCGATCAGAATAAGGTTTTTGATGTTTTTTGGACATTGAATCAGATAGCAGAAGAAAAGAAAGCAGGTATAGGTAGGTTATTTGTAGCAAAAGCTAGAAATGGTAAAGCAAATTATTCTTTTAAGATTTATTATGACTTTAGTAAACAAACCTTGATGCTTAGTGAAATAAGTGAGGATAAGTATAAGCGTCTAAGAATTAGTAACCAGAATACAACCTCTGATGATACAGAAAGTATAGTTGATACGGTTGCTAAGTCTGTTTATGAACCGAGTGAAGGAGAATTAGTATAATGTTGAATGAAAAGGTCTCAGTTTATATTGGTGATGAGAAGATCGATTTAGATAGAGAGAAATTGTATTTCACGGAATCTAGTTTGAACGAATACATCCAAACTGAAGGTGGTTGGATCGATTATTTTGGAGCAAAGTTGGCTGCTGCTGAGATGGATTTGGCTGCCGCTGACCATCAATATGAAGTGATTTACTCAAAGAAATTTACAGAATATAAAGATCAGGGAGGTAGTGACAAATATGTTGAAGCTGCAACTAAAATTGATCCTGATGTTGAAGCCCATAGGAAGGTCATCATTGTCAAGAAATATACAGTCAGAATGCTTCAACAGCATTTGCGGGCTTGGGATAAAAATCACGAGAATGCACAAAGTAGAGGACATTTCTTGAGGAAAGAAATGGATCGTTTAAATAAGGATGTAATCAAATCTGATAATTATTTAGAAAGAAAAATCGAAGAAGCAGTCAAAGAAGTTGATATTGACTTGTAGCCTGTCTTTTCCGCATAATGGAATTGATACTGACGGAGGTTGTTAGTGGCGGAACTTATGATTTCTAATAAAGGGATAGCTTTGGTGCAAGAGGTTATGTATCAGGCTAGACTTAGGGAGATGGCAGTATCTTTTGATCCTTGTCATAATTTTACACAAGAAGAGCTCGATCTTTTTAATGAAGTTGCTTCTAATATAACTGATTTTATGGTAGATGCTTGGGAAACTCATTGTGAGATAGAAGGTGTTAGAGATTTGAAATCTGAAAAAGCTAAAGAGATTTTCCATAGAATATATGAGAATCAAAACTAATGCCTCTCTATACTGCTATAGTTGATTACAATTCCTGTACCTATTGTGGTGGTTCTGGTATTTTTGAGAGTAAAGAATGCAAGGAATGTCATAATACGTGGGGGACTACGAACGTAATTCAAGTTGATGCTGAAAATCTCGATGTCGCTATTGGAAAGATAAAATATAAGCTATTTTTGGATTGCGGTTTTGAAGATAATATGTTAACATCGGAAGATACGATGCCTATTGGCGACTCGGTAAATATTTGGTATGTAGACCTATTAGACAAACGAGATCGCTTTTTCATGATTTACATTATTAAAACTGAAAGATAACTTTTACTAAAAGGGAGTTAGCAATGGCTAAGTTTTTTGGTTGGCTTTTCTTCTTTATTATGGGCTTTAGTGTTTGTGGATTTTTCTTTGATTGGGTTGACCTTAGCAAAAATAAGGATGAACAAAGGATTGAATTTTATTTGAATACTGGAAAAGTATCGAGTGATGTGGGGTGTTGGTATAAGGTAGCATCTGATTTTGTTACCAGTTTTTAACAATGGTTGATCCAATTAATTTCACAGACTATAATAGAACTGATTTTGAGTTAGAGGAGGCTGCCTTATTTTCAGTTTTAGTGACTGGTAAATCAGCCCTAACTACTGCTAAAAGTCTGAATAAATTATTGACATCGACTGGATGGTCTGCTGGACAATCGCCGTTTGCTTTTTTAAAAGAATATAGTTTACTTTTTTTAACACAATTGTTAAGAATGAAAGGAATTGGTTGTTATAACAGTAAGGCAAAGAGCATTTTTGAGTTAGTTAGAAGTAAAATTGATTTAAGAACTTGTGCTATTGATGAATTAGAAAAGATTCATGGGATAGGTCAAAAGACCTCCCGAATGTTTTTATTGCATACTCGCCCAAATGTCCGGTGTGCTGCACTAGACACTCATATCCTTAAATATCTGGCAGATAAAGGATATGAAGTGCCAAAAAACACTCCTAGCTCCAAAAAAAAATATAAGGAGCTAGAGAGTGTTTTTTTATCACTTGCAGATAAATCACATATGTCTGTAGCTGACTTTGATTTATCAATTTGGAGGAAATATAGTAGAAATGGGATATAGTTTTACTTCGGATCAAATTAAATATTTTATGAAGATGGCTAAGGCAGTTCAAGATTCTGAGAACCCTTGTTATTCTCGCAGCCTTGGTTCTGTAGTTGCCGATCCTCGCAATGGAGATTTGGTTTCAATTGGACATAATGCTCCTCCAAAAAATTGTCCTCCATGTGATAATGAGAATTATCTTGGAACTGTAGTTTGGCCGCAATTGACCAAGGATGAAAAAGATGCTCTTGCCCTTGGAGGTCCAGCCGATGCCGATGATGATTATTTTAGAAGAAAATTTATGTATACTTATAGAAATTGTGGCATCTGTCCAAGGAAATTAATTGGTGCTCCAAGCGGCCAGAGATTAGAACTTTGCTCATGTTCGCATAGCGAACATAACGCTTGTGTACAAGCTCATAGGGATATAACGGGTTGTTGGATATTTTGTTTTATGGGCGTTCCTTGTATCGAGTGTTGTAAGACTATCATTAATTCTGGCATTTCTACTGTAGTAGCTATTGATTATGGTCAAGATGAACGTGGTAAGGATGATTATAGTCCTTATTCATCTCGCTGGCTTCTACATAGAGCAAGAGTTGATCTACGTTTAGAAAAGAAAGGATGGCTTGGACTCGAATAAAGAATTTGAATGGCATCCTTCCAATTGATAAAATAAAGAATGGATTAACCAACAACAGGTAAAGAAAATTTTCCATCAGGCACTTCTACAACTTTTAGTTGTGAACAAGCATGAATTCGCCGTCCATTCTCCCAATAATAACAACAGCGACCACATTTAATACAAAACTCTTCTATTTCCTGCTGGGTATTTAATTTAAGTTGCTCTTCTAAAGTTCTCAATTCTTTGGTTTCTTGATTATAGAACTGACAATCTTCAAATATATCATTTCCATCATTCCAGGGATAATAGCGACAGCATTCTGGACGATTTTTATAAACTTGGCAAAGATGTAGTTTCATATCTAAAAAATAGTATTGTTAAACATATCTATTTCGTAGTCTCTTGTAAATTTTGCAGAGAACAACGTGGCGGCTGCCCATAAGAATGCTGCATCGTTGCTGTAAAATAGGTGATTCGGCTTTTATGGATACAGGATGGTTTGAGCCACTGTGTAAGCCAATTTCCGATAGAGTGATAAAAAGCTCGGAAAACTCTAATCGTGATTTGGATCGTGTCTGAATTGTGATTAGAGTTTTTTTGTATTGATTCATTTTGATTTTTTGATTACAATTTCACTGTCTAAAGGGAGATTGTAATGGAAAAGCTCATACCTTTATTTTTATTTTTTACTTCAAACCTTTTAGTTGCCGACCCTAATAAGTTAGTTGATTACGATAAGATTACAATTGATTTTAAAAATAAAGTTGTTTTGATTGAAGGTGAAGTACCGACTTCTGGGTGGAAGATTTATACTAAGGTTGATAATGATAGTGTTTTGATTTATGGTGACGCTCCAGAAATTGGTGCTGCTATTATAACTTATTATAAGTTGAAATTTGATTTTAATAAATTGAAACATAAAACTTTTGTTATAGTTGGTAAAACTAGAAAAATAAGTGTAACTCATTGAATCTTTTTTTAAGATTTGTACTCTAAATAATATAGACAGTGCGTTAATTGGCTGTCTTTATGACTGGCGTTAAGCAGTCATTTTACTAAGTGCAATGGTGCATTAGTTTTAAGAAAGGAGAAGTAAAATGAGTAGAGATTTAGTAAGTCGTTTAAACAATCTTAGAGAGGAATTCTTTTATCCTCTAGAAAGTCAATTCAATAAGTTTTTTGATGAATTTTTCTCCAATGATTTTGGAGTTAACATGATCAAAGGACGTTCTAATTATCCTAAACTTGATGTCATGACTGCTGATGGCAAATGGGTGGTTGAAGTCCATATCCCAGGGATAGATGGGAAAGACTTGGAGGTCGAAATTTTGCCGCAAAAAAGCCACGATTCGCAGGGTGTTACAATCGAAGAAAGGTTGCTCAAAATATCAGGCCGTCAAAGTGATGAGCAATATGATAAGGGGGCCACCTGGCAAGTAAAGGAGCTTAGGCGTTCTTCATTTGAAAGGTCGCTGGTACTTCCTGATTATGTGCAAGGCGAGCCAGATGCTACGATGAAGGATGGTGTTCTCAAACTTGTTTGGAATGTGCCAGAATTAAAAGCTCCAGAAAAGAAAACAATTTCTATTAAGTACATGGATAGATAAATCGTCCACCTTTTTTAGCCTCGACAATTGTCGAGTTAATAATAGGCCTGCTACTCTTATTAAAGAGTAGCAGGTTTTTTTTATGAAAATAGAAAAATTAAAAGAATTAATCGATGCTAAACTTTCTAAGCGAATACTCACAGGTAGAATTTTGCTGAGCAATATGTGTCTACCAGACGAAGAATTTAAGGAACTTCCTAGTTTTACTGAGCCTAGATTTTATAGTTTTTATTACTATCTTGGTACACTTATTCAACCCAAGAATTTATTTGAGTTGGGATTTGATTTAGGTTTGTCAACTTCTTGCTTTTTGAAGGGTTGTAAAACAGTTGGTAATTTTCTAGCTTTTCGTGAATTAAAAGAAGAGGAGCACTATTCGCCAAGACTTGGTTTTAGAAATATAAAGGTTAATTATAAGAAAGACTTCAATATACATATTGGCACATTGATCGATGAAGAATTTATTGCTTTATTTAAATCTACAAAATTTGATTTAGCTTTTATAAATCAGAAGGCAAGTTATGATAAATACAGGCTGTTTTTTGACTTTATATGGCCACAAATTTCTTCAGAAGGATTTATAATTATGGATTATTTGAATAATCAACCTTCTAAAGATGCTTATTTAGATTTTTGCAAAGCTGTAAATAGGAATCCAGTTATTATTGAAACTAGGTATGAAGTTGGAATTATTCAAAAATAATTTAGAAAGGCAATTATGGGGTACGAAGTTTTATATCAATATCGTGAGAAATTAGAGTCTGGTGAATATAACAAAGAAGAGGTTAAAGAGTTCCACAGGAATATTGGTGAACCTTTTGAAGACGTGTCGTTAGAAAAATTAGCATCTATAATTATGGCTCAATTAGCTCGCCGCGATTTGTGGGTAATCAGTGTCAAGATTTACGAATATAAAAAACAAGAATTAACCTTCAGGGAGACTAAGGGTGGTATTGTTATAAAAAATAAAAAGTTTAGCTTAGATCAAGGGATTAATCTTGTAATGGAAGATATCCAAGAGGCTCCTTCTCCTAAATTTAACCATGCTATGAATTCAGTTTCTGAACAGCTAACAACACAAAAAAAGCGTCCTGTAAAATGGGTGACGCTTGATCCTGATATTCCTAATTTACATAAGGTTAAACAGAGTGGTTTGGCATTTAAACCAGATGTTAAGTATCCAGTATTTGAGATTAAGCCACATCCTAGTAAGGTTGGTGTTAACATTTATACAATGTGGGACGATAATAAACGTGAAGTAGCTGTAATGGATGAATATTTTGTGCCAGCACAAGCTAATTTGCAGTTTGGAGCATTATTTAAAGACGAAGGTGGTGGTAATGTGACTCCTAATTCTAGCCCCAAGCTGTCTTTTGAAGGTTCTGTGAATACGCCTATGCCAGATATAAGAGGTTAATATGAAAAAAAAAGAACAACGAAAACTTTCGAAAAGAAAGGAAAGGGAAAAGAAGGTTAAGGATAAAGTACGTTTGATTAGGGCTGATAAGAGAAAAGCTGAAAAAAAGGCAAGAGACCTGGAGTGGAAATATCGAGAAAAGAAAGAGCCTATTGTTAAACATAAAAGTCCTGATGCAGATCAACAAATTATTTCGCAATTAAAGCATAATGTAGAAATATTAGAAGCATTAGATCAAGAGGCTTCTAAGGAATCAGAGCAAGTTTCCATTTCTGGAAATTAATTTTTTTTTAAAAGATTTATTGACTCATTGTTCGATTTATTTTATAACGGTCTTATTACTTGATTTTAACTAGGAGATAATTAACTATGGCTCAGAACTATGACTCGGTAGATTTAAATGAACTTCTTGAAGAAGTTAATCGTCTTAATTCCTCTGGGGATGGCGGTGCTTCTGATTATTTAAATAATTTTGTACAAATGCCTGATAAAGAAGGCTTTGTTGTTGTTAGAATTCTTCCTCCTGTCAAGGGTAAGAAGCTTTATTGTGCTACTAGAACACATCGTCTTGGCACGTCAACTCGACCTCGTAATCTTCACTGTCCGCGTGAGCTAACAACTATAAATAAGCGGGTAATGTGGTTAGATGTTGATAGAAAGAGACCTTGCCCTGTTTGTAAATATTGTAGGGAATTATGGGATGAATCGGAACTGGAAGAAACAGACAAGCAACATTCCGAAGAACTAAAGGACCTCTATAGAAAAATTAAGGCTATGGAGCGGTATTATTATAATGCTATAGTCCGTCAGGAAGTGAATAGGAGTACTGGTGCAACGGAAGTAAATGTAGGTCCTAAGATTTTATCTGTAGGGAAGACTTTACACGAAAGAATTGTTCGTGCTCTTGTTGGAAATCCTGATACTGATGAAAAGCCCATCCGTCCTAATGTCCTTGATTTTAAGGAAGGTCGTGACTTCAAGATTATCAAGAAGATTCGATCTACGGGCAAGAATAAATGGGGCAATTATGATGCATCGGTTTTCCTAGACCCATCTCCATTAGGGAATCCAGATGAGATAAAAGAGTGGCTGGCAAATATGCATGACGTTGCTGCACTGAGAGTTGTCAAGTCTAATGAAGATATAAAGGTTGAACTTCAGAAGTATCTTGGCATTATATCTCAAGATGAAGATGATGATACAGATTATAATCCTGCCGATTTCCAAAAGTCTGTTCAAACTCTTGAGCAACAGGTAGATCAAGCTAAAACAGCTTCATTACCTCCTGTCACCGAAGAGAAAAGTCTTGAAGAAAGATTAGAAGATGCCGTGTCTGGTGAGGATATGCCACTCGATGCAGATGAAATTCTAGAAGAATTACGAAACGTCTAGCCTTACCGCCCCGACTTCGGTCGGGGCACTTTTTTTACACTTTGAGGAGACTTATGCCTAAACAGAAGAAAAATGACGATCTATTTGCGGAGTTAGCCGAGGATTTTGGCGGTGAAGTTTTAAATGCCATTCCACCAGTAAAGTTCTTTGTAGATACAGGTAATCTTGCTTTAAATTATATTTGTAGTGGTAAGTTCATGGGAGGTGGTGTTCCTGCTGGGAAGATTATAGAATTATATGGACCTGAATCATCAGGCAAGAGTTTGTGGGGCATGAACATATTAAGGGGCACACAAGCCATTGGTGGTATCCCAGTTCATCTGGACTGTGAAAACGCTGTAAATAGTGAGTTTGCAGCTAAGGCGAGTCACATTGATTTGTCGAAGATAGTAAGATTTGCTCCAGATTGTTTAGAAGCAGTATTTGCTAAAATTTTTAACATTATTCGTAAGGTTAGAGAGAAGGATACTGAACGTCCATTAGTGTTCGTTTATGATAGTATTGCAGTTTCGCCAAGTGAAAGAGAATTAAGAGAAACAACTGTGTCAGAGAATCCAACTCCTACTGAGTGGAAACAAAAGGTTGGTTCCAAGGAGCAGCCAGGAGAAAGAGCCAAGATTATCAACAGAGAGCTTCGTAAATTGGAAGCTTTGCTGGAGAAGAACAATGCTACACTTGTGGTTATGAACCAAACACGTAAAAAAATAGGTGTATTTATGGGTTCGGATGAGACAACTACAAGTGGCGAGGCTTTGAAATTTTATGCAGGTTTGAGATTAAGAACTTCGACTCAGAAAAAGATCGATAATAAAAAATTAGGGACACTTATTGGGGTTAATTTAAAAATAAAGAATGTTAAAAATAGAATATTCAGGCCTTTTGCTGAAGTAGAGGGAGTTCAGCTTTATTTTGAAAAAGGTGTTAATCCATTAAGTGGTCTTTTAACTTGCTTGGAACAGGCTGAAAGAATTGAAAAAGTTAGCAATGGAGTGTATAAAGTATTGGAACCTTGGGCTGCTGGGCAGGAAATAAAGTTTAGGGGTAGTAAGGCTAGAAATGATGTTGATGCCGAAACTTTGTTGAAATGTCCAGCTTTGATAGACGCTAAAGATGAACAAGAAGTTAAGGACTATCTTGCTTTATTTGGCGAAGCAATTGATCAAGGAATGAGCGAAGATGTTGAAGAAATTGATGTTGAAAGGGGCGAAGGGGAGTTCATGGATTAGACCATCTTATATTTTCCACCGCCTATTTTGATAATCTCATATCCGTCTTTTTCTAGCTTCTCCTTGACCATTCTTACGTGATTGCACAAACAGGCGGTTGTTAATTTCTTACCTTTAAATGTCTTCTTTAATTCTTTCAGTGATACTATTTTCCCAGCTAAGAACTGATCTCTTATATGATCTCTAATTTTTATTGCATTTTGCAGGATATTTTGTCTAAGTTTCCTTTTTTGTTTAATCCTTACTTCTAGTAATTCATAATCTGCTTTCATTTTATATGTTTTATCGCAGAGTGCAGGAGCTAGTTCTGCCAATTCTAAAATTTCAACGTCTTTGGTTTTGACCACTGATATTTCGGCATTAAAGAGTTTTGAGAACTCTATTAGTTGATTATAATTTCTTATATGTGTGAACAGTTGGCGTTCATCTTTGGTTTTGATCATTAAGCATTTAGAAGATTTTTTGACCGTCATTTAGCCCTCAGCATTAAAATTGAAATTAATATTAATGTTTTTGTGTTGAAAAGTCAATTTATTTTTGTTAAAGTTTAAAAATGATTTATTTTGATTCTTGTCGGAGATTTGGGGTAGAGATTGAAATTAATGCTTTTGATGGAAAAAGCAAGCCCGATTTTGATGGACTTCCTGACGGAATCTACTATGTAGGAAATTTAGTTTTACAGACAGTTAAAGATTATGTTGAAGTTAGGAGATGGGGTCATACAAATTGGGAAAAAACGAATGGTTATTGGGTGGTTAAACCAGATCATAGTTGTGGAATAGAGATTTGTTCTCCAGTTTTAAAAGGTTGGCATGGATTAAAAGAAGTTTGTAAAGTTTCAGATGCTCTGGCAAAAAACAATAAAATTAAAGCTGATTCTCGCTGTTCATTTCATCTTCATGTTAATATATCTGATTTTACTGTAGAACAATTAGCCAATATCTTAAGGTTGTGGATTAAGTGCGAACCTGTCTTTATGGATGCGGTTCCAGATTATAGGAAAAATAATAAATATTGTCAGTTTATAGGTTTGTGGGATTGGCTTCAGCACGATAGTATCTTATCTTCAGAAGAATTGGTAGAATTATTAGGGAGGATTAAATATACAACATTAAACACTTATCAGATATTCAGGGGTAAGCGATCTACTATAGAATTTAGAATTCCAGAAAATACAGTTTGTCTTAATGCTTATGATATTAAAAATTGGGTTAGACTTCTAATTTATTTTACAGAGAAGGCAAAAGACATACGATCAAAAGATTTTTCTTGGCTTGATCCAAATGAGGTTTTCGTGTTGTTGGGATTTGATAGGTCGGATTTGTCGGAAGCCATGCTACAGGTAAAGAATTGGTTTTTAGCCAAACTATTATCTAATATAAAATCTGGAATGAAGGGTGCGTTTTCTATGAAAGGACGCAGATATGCAGCAAGGCAAATTCTTGCGATAACTAAGGAGAATATGGAATTAAGTGATTGGAAATTTTGGGAAATTTTAAAACCTAAGGATATAACGAATCAGGTCTATAGTGATAAGTATAAACTTTAGTTCATTAACTCTATATAGAGTGGGGTAGTATGAATCCATTTCACAGGAACCTAAAGGATTTGGTTAAACAGATAAAATCATTTGCTGATTTTTTGATGCCTTATAATTATCCACAGGCACCTCAATCTGATGAAGATGATATTTGCATTCTAAAAACCAATGAAGTTTATATTGATGGGTATAGTTTAATACTTTACTTTAATAAGGCGGAGTTTGTTGATTGTTATGCTGAAAGTTTGCAGATAAGTGGAAAATATTTTCCTTTCTTACCCTTTTCTCTTGTTTGTAAGATAGGCAAGGCTTTTCTTGGTGATGAATGTTTGGCTTTAGCTGAAGTGATTAGAGATAGTAGGAAGATTTATTGTTGGAACCTTTTGACTACGAAGGTTGGGAAGCCAGTATCAAATCCTTATTATGGTAACAACCTCAGGAATTATGAGGGGTTGGAATATAATTATTTAAATCCTAAGGAAGTAACTTTTTATTAGAATTGACAAATATATAGATTACAGTTCTCTTTCATTTCAGTGAGGTTCAGGATGACAAATCGAAAGATTCAAGCGTTACTAATTAATCACTTACAAAAACACGGTTCTGTGGAGCTTTTGTTGCCAAGTAATATAACTGTTGAGATTGGTGTTAATCAGCTTGATAGAAACGGTGATTTGGTAAATGTTGATGATTATTGTTGGGTGACAACAAGCCAACAAGATAAAATGACGATTCTAGATTCCTACAATCTTGGTTTAAGATATTCTCATGATCAAAGGATGGTCTTACTTGAAGATGTATTTACTAATGAAGAAGGGGAAGAGATAAAAAGACTAGACGTGGTTTAGCCTTTTTATTATAATTTTGTTTTTAGGCTTCTGTATGAGGTATTAAAATGAAGAAGTTTGAGTCGGTTATTAGGACTTACCTATCTGGTTTGTCATTTGATGAGTTAAGATTTTTAGCTATTAGATTTACAGACCGTATAGGTTCTGATATAGCAGAAGTGACTGAATTTCTGTCTAAATCTCCAGAAATGGATAGATTTCTGTTGACGGCCAGGAATGCAGAGGAATTTTATGATATGCTTGATTTAATTCATACTTACGTAGAAAAAGAATTTTATAGAAGGACTCCTGAAGTTGTAGAAGCTTAGGAAGTTTTGTATAATGGGAGGGATTCTATCCCTCCCATTCAATTTATAAAGGTAAGGTATGCCACCTCTCATTAAAGTAGGAGATCAACCTGAGCTTATTCCCACTAGTAAATTTCCATATGGCAAGTTCATTTTTGAAAATTTTAATCCAGTTCAGAGTCGATTATTTGAATTTTATGATAAAGATTATAATTGTATTATAGCAGCAGCCACTTCATCTGGCAAAACTGCAATTTCTGAAATGGTTCTCAGTTATGAAATAAGAATGAACAGGACAAAGGGAATTTATGTTTGTCCATTAAAAGCACTTGCACAAGAGAAATATGATGAGTGGACTTCAAAGAATCATCATTTTAATGATTTAAATATTTCTATTTGTACAGGTGATTATCAATTAACTGAGAGAAGGAAAAAGGAATTAGAAAATGCAGATTTGATTATAATGACTGCTGAAATGACAAACAGCAGAGTAAGAAATTTCAAGTCAGAAAAAAGTCAATTTTTAAAAGAAGTTGGGACACTTGTGGTGGACGAGTTACATCTTTTAGGTGTTCCAAATCGTGGTGACCATCTCGAAGTGGGTTTAATGAAGTTCACCGAGGTGAATCCATCTTGTAGAATAATTGGTCTGTCTGCCACAATGCCGAATGTAGATGAGATATCCAGTTGGACAAGTTATGTTCTCAATAAAAAACAGACAGTTCTTATCACTTCTAATTATCGTCCATGCCCACTTTACATACATTATGAAAAGTATGAAGAGGGTTTTAGTTATGATGAAAAAGAAAGGCAGAAAGTAAATTTAGCATTAGAAATAGTTGAATATTATTCAGAAGATAAGTTTCTAATATTTGCTCATACTAAGAGAACTGGCAATATGATGAAAGAGGCGTTGATAGACTCTGGAATAAATGCTGAGTTTCACAATGCTGATTTAGGCAAAGCAGAAAGGATAAAATTAGAGAGCAAATTTAAAAATGATCCTAAGTTTAGAGTTATTATAGCGACAAGTACTTTAGCGTGGGGTTGTTATAAATTTGGCAGTTTAATTCAAATGGCGTCTGGTGTATTGATTCCTGTAGAGGAAGTTACAGTTGGCGATCATGTTTTGGCTTTTGATGGTAATGAGTTTAAATCCAAAAAAGTTTTAAGAGCGGCTGAAAAAACTGCAAAAATGGCTTACAAAATTACTTTGCAGACTGGAGAGGTATGCGAAGTTGATTCTGAACATATTTTTTATGGTGCAATTAGGAGAAATAGTCCTGATTGGATTTCTGTTAAGGATTTGAGAGTTGGTGATTTCTTAGCTGTCCCTAAAAGATTTTCGTTTAATGAAAATCTGGAATTTTCAGATTTAGGGTATGCTTTTGGATACAGTGCTGGAGATGGTTGTTTATGTATGTGTGGATTTCACGCAAATGGTGAAGCTAAGTATTCACTAGACATATGTGCTGGAAGTGAGGATGTCGAACATTTGCTTTATGTTAAAGACATTTTGTCTAAGGTTTTAGAATATCCAATTCCAGACATAAAAGAAGATAGCAATGGCGTGTGGCATATACGGTGTGAAGCCAAACAAGTTACCGATAGATTTTTAGGAATAGTGTCCATTGGTCGCACAAAACATAAATTAACTGTTCCTATTTTCATACAGGAGAATAGATGTGTCCTTAGGAGTTATTTGAGTGGGTTATTTGATGCTGACGGCGGTGTGGTGAATCATAACAATGGTAATTTTTCTTTAGAATTGACAAGTATTAGTAAGGTTTTGATTTCTCAGGTGCAACAGCTTTTGCTTACATTTGGGATCAGGTCTTCTATTGGCAGGAAGCGAGTTAAAAACACTATAATCAATGGTAGATTTCAATTTGCTAGAAGGAAATATATTTATCGTCTTAGAATATACAATCAATTTGCTAAAATCTTCGCTAATAAAATAGGATTTAAATTAGAAAGAAAAAGAAATGATCTTTTTAATTTCGTATTAAATGCCAACAGTTGTCATAATACAAAATCTATTATACCCGTAAGAGATTTGATAAAAATTCATGCTGATGCAAACGGCGTTTCTTCCACTACGATGTGTAATTCTGTTGGCAATAGAGCTTGGAGTATATTGAATGTAAAGGAGCTTACTCGATCTACGATAGAGAAGATATTGAAAAAGTTTCCTAAACATTCTAAGTTGAACGAAGTTTACAATTCTGATTTGTTATGGTCTAAAGTAATAAAAGTAGAAAAGGTAAAAGGCGGTAAATTCAAAGAAATAGAAGTTGAAGATTTGAATTGTTATGTAGCTGGCGGTATTTTGTCTCATAATTGCAATCTTCCAGCAAGAAGAGTTATTATACTAGGAGTTCACCGTGGGCTTGAAGAAGTTGCTGTCTACGACATTTCCCAAATGATAGGCAGGAGTGGCAGACCTACCTTTGATCCAGCAGGCGATGCCTATGTACTACTTCCTGAAAAAACATTTGATATGCATAAATTGAGATTGAAAAAACCCAATATGATTACATCTCAAATGTTGGAACAGCAAGGTGGCCAATATAAAATACTAGCTTTTCATATTGTAAGCGAAATTCATCAAGAAAATATTCAATCACGAGATGATGTTAAACATTGGTTCTCTCGTAGTCTTGCTTGCTGGCAGACAAGTGATATTCCTAAAGATATAGTGGATCATACACTCGATTCCCTGAAAAAGTGTGGAGCAGTTTGGGAAGAAGAAAACATACTCACTGCTACTTCAATAGGCAAAATTTCCAGTATGTTTTATTATTCTCCTTTCGATGTGTCTGATTTAAAAAAGAACTTTAATTTACTTTTTGACGAACATAAGGAAGAAGATGATTACTGGCTGTCAATGGTATTAGGTAACTTAGATACTCATCGTTTTGGAATAGTTAGTAGGAATGAAAGAGATGAAATGTATTCCTACGCTGTTAGATTGAACAATACTTTTGGTCAAGGAACTGTTTGGGAACCTGCCATTAAAGCCTCCTATGCCTATTATTTATTGTTAAATGGAAAAAGCAGTGTTCCCTTTGGCAGTCTTTGCCGAGGTTTTCAATTTGACTTCCCAAGATTATCACAAGTGTTAAAATCACTTGATGGGTATACAGGGAAGTGGGGAAAGAGAAAGTGGTTTGATGAACTTGAGCTTAGGATTAGGTATGGAGTCAAAGGTCATCTTGTTCGTCTTTGTCAATTACCAGATGTAGGTAAAGTAAGAGCCGTAAAGTTGTGGGATGCTGGTATATGTGATTTGATAGATGTTTTAAATAATCCAGTTAGGGTGCGGTCTATTCTAAAAATGAAGCCAGAAAAAATTGAAAACATCTTGGCAGAAGCTAAAAAGTTATCGTTTCTTTCTTAGAAGTTTCTTCTTTCTATATTGAACTCTTCTGATAAGCTCTAATTTGTCCATTACAATAATTGGTCTTCCTGTTCGTGGGTTTATCCTTAGCTTTCCAGTCATTGGATCAATTTTCCTTCTAAATAGAGGTCTTTTCCTCATTGGGGCGAACCCTGTAGCAATTGTTGAATCAGTTGGACAACATCCTGGTTGAATTCCTATTGGTTCACATCGGCAGCATGGATCAGCAGGATCGGAGCATATTGTTACTATGATCTCTTGAGCATCGCAAACAAATACAGGTGGCGGCAAACCATTAATTAGTACCGTAAAGGTCAAACAGCCTTCCAATTCAACTGTAGGTGGTGCTGTGACGTAGCCGTTGCCAACTGATAGGATTTTACCGTCACATATTTCTATACAACAGCATGGGCAATCCATGCCACCACATTTAATTGGAACACAAACTGTTTGACAAGGAACTGAGCATGGAAGGGTAGCAGGCCCAAGTATGAATCTTCCGTCTGCCGAGAGTACTGGTTTATCACTAAATTTAGGTATCTCTTGAGGCGGCGGTAGATTAAAAGGGCTAAATGGTAAATTAAAATCACAGCCTTCTGGATTTATGGTTGGATCAAATGGGCCACCACAGTCAAAAAGTACTGCGACTATACCAAAACAAGGTGGTGGACAGCACTTGCATTCGCAACCGCAAACACCACCTGAACCACGTTTGAAGGGGCCAGTGCAGCCAAAACTCATCAAAAAAGTCCCTTAATTCTCCTTAATTTCTTCCCTTTTTATCACCGAAAAAATCTTTTGGATATTCAATTTTAACAACGCCATCTCCAGCAGGCTCCCCAGTTTCAGGGTCTACTACGAACCAACGAACCTGCTCCACAGGTATTCCTAATTCGTCCATGTGGCAATTGTCTTCTGGGAAAACGGGAAGATGATACTGCTCCCCTTCGATTAGGATGGCAACTTTGCAGATGCCCTTCTCTTTGTTATACAGTAAACAATTTCTACACTTCGGTTCTATTTTCTTTTCCATTCATTCATTCTCCAAATTGTGCAAAAAAACCTCCGTAGTTCAAATTAAAATTTAACCATTCTTACATTTATCTTTATTTTCATTCGTGTACTGACGCATTAATTCTCTAATGACTTCAGATACAGTCTTGTAATTTTCGTCGCATTTCTTTTGGAATTGCTTGAAAAGAGATGGTTGAACTCGAACTACTAGGTCTTTTTCTACTCTTTCTTTCCGCATATACAATGTATAGAGTATGCCCAGACAATTTTTTTTAACCAAAAAACTTTTAAGTTTAGACTTTTTAATTTTTCTGGTTAATAGATAAATAAAATATATGCCAGAGTTAAGACACGTATATGTAGTTAATCCGATTCAGTTGAGTGGTGGCAATATCGTCATTAGCAATGTCGATATTGGTAATGTAGGCGTTTGTGGTGATCCTCATCCTGATGTGTTTACAGTACAAGGTTGTACAGGAATGCAGCCAGTGGAAGTTACTGGAACTGTCGATCTTAATGAACCTATTGATGTTAATATTGTAGGTCAACCAGTCAGTGTTATTGGTGATTTTGCAGCTAGTGTAGTTTTACCAACAGGCACTTGTGGAATACCTGATCCTGAAGTTTTAACTGTTCAGGGTTGTTCTGGCATGGTTCCATTTGATGTCAATGTTGTAAGTATAATTGAGCCAATTGATGTTAATATCGTCAATCAACCCGTAAGTGTCATTGGTGATTTTGCAGCTAGTGTTACACTGCCGACTGGTGTATGTGGTGATCCTGATCCTGAAGTTTTGACCGTTCAGGGTTGTTCAGGAATGGTTCCATTTGAGGTAGTTGTAGCTGCTCCAGTAAGCATTATAGAGCCTATTGATGTTAATGTACTTAACGCTGGAACTTGTGGAACACCTGATCCTGATGTATTTACGGTTCAAGGTTGTGCAGGAATGACACCTGTGAGCGTTACAGGTACAGTTGATCTTGATGAACCTATTAGTGTTATAGGTGATTTTAAAATAGGCACAGGCACTTGTGGAACACCCGATCCTGAAGTTCTCACCATTCAAGGTTGTGCAGGAATGGTTGATCTTGATGTTAATATCACCAATCCTGAAGTCGGCGTTAGTGTCACCAATGTAGGTACTTGTGGCACTCCTGATCCTGATGTATTTACGGTTCAAGGTTGTGCAGGAATGACACCTGTGAGCGTTACAGGTACAGTTGACCTTGATGAACCAGTTGATGTTAATATTGTTAGCCAGCCTATAAGTGTTATTGGTGATTTTGCAGCTAGTGTAGTTTTACCAACAGGTACTTGTGGAACACCTGATTCTGAAGTTTTAACCGTTCAGGGCTGTTCAGGAATGACACCTATAAGTGTTATTGGTGATTTTGCAGCTAGTGTAGTTTTACCAACAGGCACTTGTGGAATACCTGAT